ATTTTTCGATTTCTTCAATATAGTCTTTGTGACTGCCATTTAGTTAAACTCCTTAATTAGTTTTCTCGTCGCTAGTTATTTTATCTTTAAATATTGTACTTGCAACTGCTTTTTTCATACTATCTAATCGAGCTGATACTTTTTCAGCCATCACTGTTGAAAATGAAGAATTAATTGCTTCAGCATTTCCTATTTCAATATTATCAATTAAGTCTTTAATTTTAGTTTTCATATTCTATTCCTCGTTTTTATTTTTTTGCTGGAGTACTACGACCGACCAATTCCTGGAAGTCTGATTTTTTTAGTTCCAACATCTTCATCTTCATCTTCATCTTCTTCTTTATCTTTTTTATCTTTCTTTGTATCTTTCTTTGTATCTTTCTCTGTATCTTGCTCTGTATCTTTCTCTGCATCTACTTCTTTATCTGCATTTGCATCTAAATCTACTTCTGCATCTACTTCTTCACCATCTGATTTTGCAGTTTGAGCTCCTCGTAAATCTTGTAATTTAATTTGCTCTTCTGCTATTTCTTTATCATTTTTCGCAATATCATCTTCAGTTTGACGAAGAACATTCTTACGCACCCAACTGATACTGTAGTATTTTCCAATATATCGTTCAATAGAACTTAACATACTAAGTCTTTGTTGCAATATATCATTTTCTTTTAATTCAGTAAAGAAATTATCTCTTAAAAAATCAAAGCGAATATCTTGACTAAATTGTTCCCACTCTGCATCTTTTATAATTCCTTTTAGAATTAATTGTACTCTTAAAATACTATAAAATATATTGCTAAATTTACGTCTTAATCTATCAATAAATTTTTGGAAGTTTAATTCATCACGACTTATTTCACTCGCTCTTCCTAAATTAAATCCTGTTTCACTTAACAATCTTGTGACAGGAACATTTAAAGATTGATATAATTTCTTTTGAAAATATTGTACATCAGCTATCTCGCCTAAATTTTGTCCACCTTGGAGTGTAGTAATTTCAGTTCCTCTACCACCCTCTCTTCTTGGCATCCAAAAGTCTTCAAGCATTGACATATGCTTACGATCATCTCGTACTTCACCAGTTGATGCATCATAAACAACTTTATTTCTAAATTTGTTCATAATATCATTAACGTACTGCTCTGCTTTTAACTTAGGCAGATTACCAACATCAATATAAAATATTCTACGTTCAGGTGCTCTTGATAAACGATAAATTACTATACTATCCTCTACCATTTTTAACTGGTTTACTGGCTTTATCGCTTTATGTAAATGCGATAGTATCATACCAGAATTTAAATCAGTCAATCCAGATGGACAAAACACAACTGAATCTAAAGATAATTTGATTCCTGTTGCTAAACTATCTGTAATACCTTTATCATTATAAATGTAATATTCTTCAATTTCTTTTACTACATCAACACCTTTATCATTTTTTTCTTTTTTATAATTTTTAATCTTTCGTATTTTACGAGGATCTATATATCTTAATTCATTAATTCCGTTTTTAGTATTTTTTGGATCTACAACTATATGATAGTATAGTCTTCCATCAACATACCATGTACGAAATATATCATGTCCTTTTAAATCAAAAGATAAAAGTTTATAAACTTGTTCAAACTCTTTTCTTACAGCTTCTTTGATTGTATCTGATGCTTTTAAATCATCTAATACTACATCAAGAGAAAGTCGTTGCGAATCAAGAACAATTGATTCATTCACTATATCTTCAATTGCATTATCTGCATCTGGATAATAAGAGACTTCACGATATCTTTTAATTAAATCGTTTTCTCCTTTTATACTTGCATCTAAATCAAGTGTTAAACCATAATATGCTGATGCATCAGAAACAACTGTACTCCCATCTAAATTAGAGGGAATCACTACCGATTGTACTTCTTTTTTCGGTGTTTTTCTTTTTATCTCAAATCCAAATAATTCTGCCATAATCTATTTCCGAGTATCTCTACTCTGTTATTATATTCTAATTGGGAACGAACCCACTGGTGTATCAATAGAGATATTAACTCCAACACCATCACGACTTGCTGTATCACTATCAAAGTAGTTATATTGAAACTCAACATCAAATGTTTCAACTGCATTTGTAGTATCATAGTCTAATTGAACTACACCAATAGAAATTGGGAAAGCATCAACAAAACGATATGATTTAATAATTGCACCTGAACGATCTAATTGACGAACAACTAAATCTGTTTGATAATCTCTTGGATTAACTCTTCCATTTGTTGTTTGATAATTTTGAATACCATTTGACCATCTTTCCATCGCATTTCTAATATTGAAATTAGTATCGTTATAAATTGTGACAGTCCATGGAGCAAATGTTCTTTCTCCAGCGAAATTAACTGCTCTTCCACGATATTGAACTGGAATGTTCTCTATTGTTGAAGCAGGTAATTGTGCTGCTTTACATAAAAATTGTGCTTGTGCTGAAGCCAAAATCCCTGCAACAACGTAGCTAGGGAAAATTAATTCAACACGGAACTGATTGGGACGTGCACCGCCACCAGTCATTTGTGCTTTAAAGTCTGCTATATCAGCCATTTATATTCTCCTATTCTTATCCACCTATTTCACTAAAATTAACACCTGATCTTGCTGCAACAAATGTTAAATTAATGAAGTTGATTGAGCGATTTGGTTTAATGAAAATGTTTGCTACAAATTCATTTTTGTCTATTACTTCAGCAGTGTTATTTGTTTCATCACACACAACTCTGAAATCAGTGATACCACGACGACCTTGTACGTCTCTTAAGAATGGTTCAATTTGATTTTTAAATTGAGCACGAGTGAAAGAATCATTGAATTCAAACAATTGACCTTTTGCAGCAATTGCAATTGACTTCTCTAACACTATGAATAATCTTCGTACATTGATTCTATCAAAAGCACTTGGTGCTGCTAATAGAGTCTTGTCACCAAATAGTTGAGTTCCTTGTCCAGGAAATGTCACTACTGGATTGACACCTTTTTGATACAAACTATCTCTTTGAGTCTTATTAGGATTGAATGCTAATTTAACAACATTCTTAACTTGACCTCTGTTTGATCCTGCTGGTGAATACCATGGATCTTGAGCATAGTCTGTTCTTGCGCATAAACCAGCAAGATCACCATTTAATGGTACATAACGATATCTGTCGTTATATCTATCGTACTGGAATTTATAACCAGAATCTAATATAGCATAAGAAGTACTTGGAAGTGCATTTCTATATGTTATAATATCAGCTACTGGAGATGCGTCTGAATCAGATATAAAACCACCTGCTGCCTTCTCAGGAGAAATGAAAGCAACACAGTCTTTTCTTACTTCAACAACGTTATTAATTACAAATGTTGCTGTTGCTGCTGTAGCTTTTCCTAGAATCACTAGTGATATATCATATTGATCGCTTGCGAATAAGTTAAATGCGGTTTGAATGTTTCCTGCGGATACACCTGCATAGTCATCAGCACCAGAAATGAGAGAGCTATTTAATACTGCTGTGATGTCTTTGTAAGGTTGATTCGCTGGAGCAGTTCCCCAATCAACAGCATTTGCGTTAGCCACATTATTGACTTCTGCCACTGTTGTAGGATGATCCATCCACCATATATATTTTGAATTTGCGTTGATTACATCTTTATAAAAATTATTTGAACCATCTGACTTCTTAGCACCTAATGCTTTTGAAAGATGATCAAATTTTTCTAATACAGATCCTGCTGTTCCTGTAAATGCACCATCTTCATCAATTACGATAAAATGTAATTCATCATTTGATACTCCATTCGAAGTAGCCCATGCAGATGTGTCAGGTGATCTATCGAAACTTGATTCGTATGTCCAACCTGAAAAAGTTGATTTATCGACTAATGATACTTTTAAGGAATTACCTAATGAACCTGCCCATTTAGCAGCAAAAGAACCTACTGTTCCTTGACCTGCTGAATATGAAGCTAGATAATCTTGTGAATTTTTAATTTTAACTGCAGTTCCAGATATTACTGCATTTCTATCGGTTGAACCATTTCCACGGACAACAAATAGATTATTCGAGTATGATAAAAAGTTAGCTGCAGTGAAAAATGATTCAAAGTTAGAATCATTTGGACCAGCAAATCTTTCTATTAATTCGTTTTCTGATGTAATTTGTACAGGATCTTCGATTGGTCCCCATGCAAACTTACCTACAAATGCACCTGCACTTGTGGCTACATTAGGAACTATACTCGTGAAGTCTTTTTCTGTGACAACTACTCCTGGACTTAATTGGAATGCCATCTTGCTCTCTCCTATTTACGTTATTCGCATATTTTTGAATAAATACGCTTTTTCTCTTACTTATTTAGTTTTTTCAAAAATTTGAAGGATTGTTATCTCTTTCTATACCATCATTAATGACACCGAAAGGAGTCAATTCTTCTTCTATTTCTTTTATTTGTTGCTTATATAACTCTTTTCTTATGTTTACATCGGTAATTTCCCTAAAATAAGGATCTCCTGTAAACCAAGCAAAAAGTACACAAGTCATTACCAAATCATCATTGTATCCTTCATCAGCCGAATAATAACCATTTTTACTGATAAAGGTGCTTAACTCATTAATAATAGTTGAATCAAAAATTAATAAACTATTATTTTCAATCATTGCTTTTAATGTGGAACAACCTTTGCGTTTTACTGCTACATCAGTTGTCACACCTAGTGTATTTGATGTATTTCCAAATCCACTAGAAATCTTTTGACCAGTTTTATCTCTTGTTACAAAAACAATATTTTCATATTCTAATTCATTATGTAAAATATATGGAACTGTTTCACCACTATTAATCTCAACAAGAACGAATGCTTTATTATATTGTTTACCAATTTTATCAATTATTGTTGGATACAATAAAGGACTAATCATATTTGAACGATACTTGCCAACTACTTTATATGGCAATTCAGTTATATCAAATATAGTAAATGCACTATAATCTCTTCCACTACCTTTACTTACATCAACCACTATAACATATTTGTTTTTAGGGTTTGCTGCTTCTAATATATCTAATCCATCTTTAGAATAGATATATGGTTTTGGCGAAAGTGTTCTTAATGTTTCACCATTAATTAATGTAAGTGTACTTCCTAAAAACTCACAAAGAATTTCTTGATTAAATTTTACATCTCCAAGTAATCTTCTTTGTGCTTCAGCCCAAACTTTATCTCTTCCAGGAATTCTATTATATGGAATGAAAAGATTTGTAAATCCATTTTTATTATTTACTGAATCATTCCAAAATTTCCAAAAATGATTATATCCCAAAGGTGTAGAACTTAATAATATCTTTGTAGTTTCTCCTGCCATAATTGTAGGATAAACTGAAGTAAAAAACTCATCTGCAATTTGGTTTGGTATAATTGCAGCTTCATCTACATATAGCCAATTAACTGACTTACCACGTATCGCACTTGCTGTGGTTGCAGATGAAAATACTTTACTTCCATTTTCTAATTCTATATCACCTTTATTCCAAACGACAACACCTTGTTGAAGCCAAATTGGTAAATTTTCATACATTAACTGATAACGATCTAAAACTTCTCTTGCAGTACTTTGTTTATTCGCAAGAATAGCAACTGTGACATTATCAGTAAAAAGTGTATAATGAAGAATACAAGCAGCAGATGTAATTGTTTTTCCTTGCTGTCTTCCCTCCATTAATATCACTTTACGATTGTTCATTATAATCTTAACTTTTTCTTTTTGACAATCGTATAAAGCAAAAGGAATTAATCCTAAATCTAATGAAACTATTTTACAATAATTTTCAATAAAGTAAATAGGATCTTCTTTACATTTGAGGTACTCTTGAACCTCTTGCTTTGTAAATTTTATCTTAACACCAACTGCTTTTAAAGCAGCATTTGCATTATAAAAATTGCTTGGCATTCGCCACCACCTTATGATTAAATAACTACTATGTTTCCTAACATTGTTGCTGGATTAGTCTGACTACGATATTTAAATGTATTTCCAGTTGCTGCGGTCATAGGAATAGAAAATGTAATAGTTTGGTTTTGATCTGCTATATTCGCAGTTGCATTCGTTGATGAAATATAATCACCTGCAGGTATTGCGTTTGCTGCAGTTAAAACTTCAACTATTTGACCTGATCTTGTATTTGT